GAAGAAGTATTTGCCAAAGTCGCTGCTTCCGAAGAAGAAGGACGCACGATGTTGATACTTCATCACCCTGTTATTGTTACTGAAATAAAAATGAAAAAAGGTATAATTGGATATAAAGTAGAACCTTGGTTAAAAACAACAAATGAAGATATGTTTGTTATGAATATGGATCATGTCATAACAATATCAGAGTCTAATGATATGGAAATTATATTAATGTATCAAAATTTTATTCGACAATCCTCTAAACAAAAAGGTAATGAAGAACTTTTAAATAAAGAAATGGGTTATATATCTAATGTCCATGATGCTAAAGAATTACTAGAGAAACTTTATAAACTTAATAAACCTAAAACTAACCCTTGAACCCTCACAAAGGTAATTGTAACAAGATTTCGATACCTTGTCAACTATGTTTAGAAGTGTTATAATATCTACATAATAGTGGTAAAGACTTATGGCAATAATCAGACCTATGGCAAAACGAAAAAGGTCGGAACACTATGTGAATAACAAAGAGTTTCTCGCTGCTTTAGTTAAATATAGAGAAGATGTAGAGATTACTTATATTAAAAAATATGGTGAACCTCCTAATAAAGAAGGTAGAGCATCTAAGTGGGATACCAAACCAGCTATACCAAGATATATTGGGGAGTGTTTTTTAAAGATTGCTAATCATTTATCATTCAAACCAAACTTTGTTAATTATATGTTTAAGGAGGATATGATTTCTGACGGAATTGAAAACTGTGTTCAATACATACATAACTTCGACCCCGAAAAATCTAAAAATCCCTTTGCTTACTTTACTCAAATCATACATTACGCATTTCTTCGCAGGATACAAAGAGAGAAACGTCAGTTAGATATTAAAAATAAAATTATTGAAAGATCTGGTTATCAAGAAGTTTTTGATGATAATAATAGCATTGACGGATCTAATTATGCAGAATATAATTCAATCAAAGATGCAGTACATGCGAAGTTACGTAATTAATGAAAGTAGCAATAATAACTGATCAGCACTTTGGAGCAAGAAAGAATTCTAAATTTTTTCATGATTATTTCCTAAAGTTTTATAATGAGATTTTCTTTCCTGCAATAGAAAAGGAAGGTATTACTACAGTCATTGATATGGGTGATACTTTTGACAGTAGAAAGGGGATAGATTTTGCTGCACTATCATGGGCAAAGGATTATTATTTTGATCGTCTCCGTGATATGGGAATCACTGTTCATACTATTGTTGGTAATCATACAGCATATTATAAGAATACAAATGATGTAAATGCAATAGATCTACTACTACGTGAATATAATAATGTAAATGTATATTCTGAAGTTAGCACCATAGAGGTGGGTGGTTTAAATATCCTTCTTGTTCCTTGGATCAATCAGGATAATTATGAATCAAGCATTGGTTTAATTAAAAAATCAAGAGCTCCTGTTTGTATGGGTCATTTAGAACTTAATGGTTTTGTAGTGACTCAACAGATTCTAATGGATCACGGTCTTGATATGAAATACTTTAAAAAGTTTGAGAAAACATTTTCTGGTCATTTTCATACAAGGTCAAATAATGATAACATCTATTACTTGGGTAATCCTTATGAGATCTATTGGAATGATTATGATACTGATAGAGGTTTTCATTTTTTTGATACAGAAACTTTAGAACATACTCCTGTTAATAATCCTTATAAAGTATTCTATAAAATATTTTATAATGATACCGATCATCAAACTTTTGATTCCAGACCATATGAAGATAAGATTGTAAAACTTATTGTTCGTAAGAAAACTGATATTAAAAAGTTTGAAAAATTTATTGATAAATTGTATGCATCTAATATATCTGAACTTAAGATCGTAGAAAATTTTGAGTTTGGTGGTTACTATAAATCTAATGATTTTGAAGCTTTTGAGTCTGAAGATACTATGTCGATACTCAATAGATATATTGATGAGTCAGAAATTACTTTAGATAAATCTGTTGTTCAAAAAATCATGCAGGATGTTTACCAAGAGGCATGTGAGGTGGTATAATGTATATACTAACTGTCAAAGGAAAGGAAAATGATGGTGCATATTCTGTAGGAAATATAGAAGGAGAACAAGTTCTTTACTTATTTGAACAAGAAGATGACGCAGTTAGATTTGCTTTACAGTTAGAGGATCAAGATTATCCTGAAATGCATGTCATAGAAGTAGATGATGATTTAATGCTTAAAACTTGCAATATGAACGATTACAGGTATACTGTTATAACCAAGAATGATATTGTTATTCCTCCATTGAAACACGATGATTTTATTTGAAAAGGTACGTTGGAAGAATTTTTTATCCACTGGAAACCATTTTACTGAAATAAATTTTACTGAACATGATACCAATTTAATCATTGGTACTAATGGCACGGGAAAAAGTACAGTGCTTGATGCATTAACATTTGGTTTGTTCAATAAACCATTTCGTAAGATTAGTAAGGGTCAGTTGGTCAATACTGTTAATGAGAAGGACTCAAAGGTAGAAGTAGAGTTTACCGTTAATGGAATTTGTTGGAAAGTTATTAGAGGAATCAAACCAAATATTTTTGAGATATGGAAAGATGGTAGACTGCTAGATCAATTTTCACATTCTGCTGATCAGCAAAAATGGTTGGAACAGAATGTAATTAAAATGAATTACAAATCCTTTACCCAGATTGTTATTCTTGGTAGTAGCATATTTGTTCCTTTCATGCAATTGACTGCACCAAACCGTAGAGAAGTTATTGAGGATCTGCTTGATATTAAAATCTTCTCTTCTATGAATAATATTATAAAAGATAAGATACGTCAGAGAAGAGAGGAAATAAAAGTCCTTACTCTTAAAAAAGAATCTCTTAATGATAAAGTTCAGATGCAAGAAAACTTTATTGAAGAGTTGGAAATGCGTGGTAAAAAGAATATAACAGATAAAAAAAGTAAAATAAAAGTATTGGGAATTGAAGTTGATACTCATATCGAACATAATCAAATGACAGAGAGTAGTGTAACAGAACTCATTAAAGAACAGGAAAAGGTTACAGGTGCTGCAAAAAAACTTCGTGAGTTGGGAAATCTTAAAGGAAAGATATCCAATAAAGTATCAACCATAACCAAAGAACACAAGTTCTTTACAGAGAACACGGTTTGCCCTACATGCACACAGTCAATCGAAGAGGACTTTAGAATAAATAAAATCGATGATGCTCAAACTAAAGCAAAGGAGTTGCAATCTGGTTATAAAGAACTAGAACAGGCAATTAAAGAAGAAGAAGAGCGAGAGCATCAATTTAAAAACTTATCAAAGGAGATTACTAACCTCAATAATGGCATTTCTCAAAACAATACTAGGATTTCTGGATGTCAGCGACAAATCAGAGATCTTGAAAATGAAATTCAAACACTTACCAATCAACTTGAAAACAGAAATACTGAACATGAGAAGTTAGAAACCTTTAAAAAAAGTTTAACAGAAACATATAATGATCTAGTATCTCAAAAAGATTCTATTAGCTATTACGATTTCTCGTATAGTTTGCTTAGGGATGGTGGAGTCAAATCCAAAATTATAAAGAAGTATCTACCACTGATTAATCAGCAGGTAAACCGTTATCTTCAGATGATGGATTTCTATATCAACTTCACACTTGATGAAGAGTTTAATGAAACTATTCAATCCCCGATCCATGAGGATTTTTCTTATGCTTCTTTTTCTGAAGGAGAGAAGATGAGAATTGACCTAGCACTTCTGTTTACATGGAGAGAAGTTGCTAGAATGAAAAACTCTGTCAATACCAACCTCCTTATAATGGATGAGATATTTGACAGTTCACTTGATGGTTTTGGGACAGAAGAATTTTTAAAAATTATTAAATATGTTATAAAGGATGCTAACGTTTTTGTAATTTCTCATAAGATAGGACTTGAAGACAGATTTGATAGTGTCACAAAATTTGAAAAAGTAAAAGGATTTTCAAGTATAGTGTCATCATGACAACTCCTAACTGGCAACACAATTCGGGCAAGCCACCGAAACGAAAACTTAAACCACAAGCATTACGATCTGCAAGAGAAAGACGCAGACAGTTGATAAAGTGTCTACAAACCCGTCCATCGAGGCGGGTTTCGTCGTATTATGTGTATATACAAAAGGAAACGTATGGCAGTAAAGTTCGAAATCAAGTCTCAACTAGCAAAGTTGCTTGCTACTGAAGATCTCATAGTAGAGCACAAGCAAGTTGAAACTGCACAATTCAATGTTCATACTCGTGTATTGATCCTTCCTCTTTGGGAGAAAGCAAGCAATGCAGTATATGATATGCTTGTTGGTCATGAGGTAGGACATGCACTTTTTACACCTGATGAATGGGATTGGATGAACAGTGTCCCTCAACAGTTTGTCAATGTGGTAGAAGATGCTAGAATTGAAAAGTTGATGAAGAGAAAGTATCTTGGAATTGCCAAATCTTTCTATAAAGGATATAATGAATTACATGAGAAGAATTTCTTTGAATTAGATGGTGCAGATATTCGTGATCTTAATCTTGCTGATCGTGCTAATTTACATTTCAAAATTGGTTCGTTCCTTAATATACCTTTTTCAACTCCTGAAGAGGAGATTATCACTCTAATAGAAAATGCCGAAACGTTTGATGACACCCTATCCGCAGCAAAAGCGTTATATAATTACTGCAAGCAGGAGAAGGAAGAACAAAATTCCAATTCTAAATCTGAGCAAGAAGAACTTGAACAAGACACTCTTGACAGTATCAAAGGTGGTGGGGATCTCTCTGCTGACGATACTGACGATAATGAGTCTTCCTCTTCTGACGATGATACTTCTTCTTCTATGGAAGACGGGCATAGCAGTGATACTAATAGTAATTGGGATGATGTTGATGGCGATACTTTAGATGAAGAACCTGAAGTCAAAACTGCTGAATCATTAGCAGAGAAACTTCAAGATCTTATTAATGCAGATGGTGTAGAAAATACTTATCTTGAACTTCCTGAAGTAAATCTTGATACCATAATAGCATCTAATGAAGATGTTCATAAACTTGTGGATGAAGATTTTGCAGCACAGCAAGCACAATTTGATGAGAATCTAAAAGAAAGAGGACCAGATTATTGGAGAAAAGATATAGTTCTTTTTGATAATGTTGATCAACAGTTTTTCAAATTTAAAAGAAGTGCTCAAAAAGAAGTCAACTATCTTGTAAAAGAATTTGAAATGAAGAAGTCGGCATCAGCATATGCTCGTGCTGCAACTAGTAGAACTGGTGTTCTTGATACTTCTATACTTCATACATATAAGTTTAATGAAGATCTATTTAAGAAAATAACTATTCTTCCTGATGGTAAAAATCATGGATTAGTATTCATTCTTGATTGGTCTGGTTCTATGCAGTATGTTCTTCAAGATACTTGCAAGCAACTATTCAACCTTATGTGGTTCTGTAAGAAAGTACAGATTCCCTTTGAGGTCTATGCATTTACTAATGAGTGGAGAACAAGAACTTCTAATGTTGATTATGCTCATAAGTTAACACCTCATGCAGAACCAACAGAAAATGACATTGTTGTTGATAGTGATTTTGCATTAATGAATATTTTCACTAGTAAAGTCAATATCAAAACTCTTGAAAAACAGATGATTAATGTTTGGAGAATGTCTGCTGCTTATGGTAATCAACATCAAACTTGGTATCAGGTGCCGTATGCTGTTAGCTTATCTGGAACTCCATTAAATGAAACTCTAATTACATTACATCAACTTCTTCCCAAATTTCAGAAAGAACATAAATTAGAAAAGGCACACTGTATTGTGTTGACTGATGGTGAGGCAGGACATCTTCCATATTATAAAGAAGTAGAACGTAGTTGGGAAGATAAACCATACATGGGTACACGTAATATCAATCCTAATCTCTGTGTATTACGTGATCGTAAACTTGGTAAAACATATTCCTTTGATTATGGGTGGCATACATATACCAATACTTTACTTTACAATCTAAAAGATAGATTTCCAACAGTAAACTTCATTGGTATTCGTGTTGTCAGTCCTCGTGAGGCAAGAAGGTTTATTACGATGCATGAACCATACAATGAAAAACTTCTTGATGATTGGAGAAAGACAAAGAGTTGTGTAATTACTAAGTCTGGTTATGATGCATACATTGCAATGTCAGCAGATAATCTTGCGGATGATTCAGAGTTTGATGTTCAGGAAGATGCAACAAAAGCACAAATCAAAAGGGCATTTGTTAAGTCACTCAAAGTTAAAAAACTAAATAAAAAGGTACTGAGTGAATTTATTTCCCTAGTAGCATGATAACATTTCAAGAGTTTTGCTCTCGGTTAGATGAGAGCAGTTTAAGCAGAATCAAGAGTAAGTCCGATAAAGGTGGTATGGCTACAATGTCTGCATCTAGAGGTGATAAATCTGCAAAGGAGAATAGAGCAAGAGCGAAACAACTAGATCGTGATATAAAAGGTAAGGGTTTACCTGGTGCTACCAAAGTTACTGGTTCATATGTAGAGAAAGGTGATGATGGTAAAGAAAGAAAAGTAAAAGAAAGAAGTCACGTTGTCACTTCTGGTAAAAAAGGTAAAAGAAAATTTAAAAAGGCAGTAAAGGCACTTGGTAAAAAGTATGGTCAAGACTCTGTTTTGACACAAACCAAAAAAACTGGTACACTATCAGCAACAAGAAAAGGTGGATTGGGTAAAAAGAAAAGAATTGGTGTAGGCAAATTCAAACCTCAAGGTAAAAATCCAGAAGGACAATCCCAAATTAAAGGAAAAACATTTACTTATGGATAAAGACATGAACATTTTTAAATCCCTAAAAAGAAATTTCAAAAACATTTTTGTTGGATCTCATAGGGGTGATGATTTTAAGTTAGAACCATTGCCCGAAAGATATAAAAATAATGATCCTAATGATTGGTTTGAAAATCCTTTAGATAAAATGCC